AGTTGATGGGTCCTATGATTTGCGATCAAATCATAAACTATACAAAAAGATTTACAAGCACTATAAGGATCTTGGAATCTTTTTTGCTGGTGATTCAGAAAGTGATTACCAATTGGTTCTTGATTGTCTCTATGAGGATATGTATTGATGAATTATAATAACTGGTATGCAGTATCAATCAACATGAATAAGGAGAGAGCATGTAAGTCAGAGTTGTTAGCTCGTAAGAATCTCTTTAAGGACGCATTCATTGAGGATGTAGAGTATCTTCAAAAGAAAGAGATGCAGATTGATAAGTCTGGCAAGCGTAAGGTAGTAAACAAACTGCTTATGTCTGGTTATCTCCTTATCCAAGTTAAACCAGAAACCATTGAAAATGAGGATGGTTCTACCACCAAGGAGTTTCCTGGTGCAACATTTGATTTGATTCTTGGTACCCCTGGCATCAAGTTCTTTGTGAATTGCAACCAGAGAAAACCAATCGCCTTCAGACCCAAGGAAATCAAAAGACTGTTTGACATGTGTGACGACGCTCACCTTGAAGTTAAACAAAATCTCCTTGTTGACTATGAGATTGGTGACATTCTTGATGTTATCTCTGGACCTTTCAAGGGACAAACTTGCGAGGTAATAAATATCCAGGGAACCAAGATTCTTGGTCAACTTGATATGTTTGGTCGCACAATTCCAGCTGAGTTCACAACTGAACAGGTGTACAAAAAATGAACGACTCCACTTACGATAAGTACTTTGAGTATTTTATTGATTTTGAATACAAACTTGATGATAAGACAGAGGACAAACTAATCAATGAATTCTGCGAGACGCACCCATCAGCACCACAATGCAAGGTCTTTGACGACTGAGGAAGAGTATCACTCCCTCAAAGAGACCTACAAACTCCTCTGTGACCTCATAGACCCCAAGAAGGTGCCTGCCATACCCAAACCTCTTAGGGATAGGGCTAAGAAGTGTTTGGAAGATTACCCAGTGCGCAGACAACTTGAACAACTAAGAATGACAGTAGATTTTTTCAACCCAAGATGAACGACGACGGCAGTATTTCGCCTGTTAGGATTGCACAACTCCTAACAGGCGTGTTTTTATCTTTCAATTTACTTCTCATTCCAGTTGTGGTGTTTTTGGATTCAAACTTAATGAATTATAAAGAAAATGTTATAATAAATAAGTCAGCATAGACAACACACAATGACAACAAGAACTGAGGACGGTGGTCGCCTCAACATGTATGCAAAAGAGCCACGAATGTACATCGATTCTACCTTGGAGCAACAAATGAAAGACGGAGCTTACGAAACCCACAACGAAAAAGCAGAAAAACTGAATGGTCGTTTTGCTATGATGGGAATTATTGCAGCACTTGGTGCTTATGCAGTCACTGGTCAGGTAATCCCGGGCCTGTGGTAATAAACACTCACTGGGCACCCTAAGGGGTGCCTTTTTTATTGTAGATTAAAAACAATCTGATAACAAGTTATAATTAACAATGAGTATTATCTCATTTTATGTCTAGTAAATTTTACGTCTATTCCAAAGATGGCTGTGGCTTCTGTGATAAGTTAACAGGTTTTATGGATTCCAAAGGTATCACTTATGAAAAGTTTATCCTTGGATCAGACTTCACAAAGGAAGAGTTTATCAACAAGTTTGGTCACAACTCAACCTTCCCTCAAGTATTCTATAATAATCAAAGCATTGGAGGTATGAAAGACACAGTTAGATATGTTGTTGAAAATAAGATGTTATGACTATGATGAAGAACAGGGGGTTTGAGATGATGCTCCCCCAAACAAAGGATAAACCAAAGACAATCACAAAGGAGGTCCTCTTTCAAAGTATAAGGTTTAGGATTTTTAAAAGAATCTACACACTATCTTTCAAGTTCAGTTATACAGAGGAGTAAAAAATGGATCTCACTTCATTTGTACTGATACAATCCTTTCTTATATTGGGATTGGTAGTTGGTTGGGTTGGCGCAAGAGGGTTTGATGAGTATCTTGATAAAGAATCACATCATTTTGATGAACTCTTTAAGAAAAATCCACATCCAGAAATTTATGATGATGAAGGTGAGTTACACAGGGGTGAATACCTTACATTAAACTTTGATCCTGGTTATAATCCAGATGAAATGGATGATGAAGAATTGTTTGAGGGGGGTTGAATCCCCCTTTTTTTGTGCTATAATATGAATAACTGAAAAAGCCCAATGGCAATTCTAATTGATGCAAACCAGATAGCCATCAGTCACCTGATGGTTAGGCATAAGATTGAGAATGGTATCAACATTGATACAATTCGTCGCTCAATTGTAGCAGTTATCGCTAAAATTGAGAAAAAATACAAAGCAGAGTACGGCAAAGTAGTGCTTTGCTATGATGATAAAGATTACTGGAGGCGCCAAGTCTTCCCTTTCTACAAGCAAAACCGCAAGTCAGAGAGGGAAAAGTCCAATATTGATTGGGATAAGGTGTTTTCCGTACTAAATAAGATTAGGGACGAGTTAAGGACAAACTTTCCTTATCACGTCATTCAAGTTCAGGGAGCTGAAGCTGACGATGTTATTGCTTCCATTGTGAGGTACAATTGTCGTCACAAAAACCCTGAACCAATGTTGATTCTATCTGCTGATAAAGATTTCATTCAGCTTCACAGATATCCATTGGTGAAGCAGTATGATCCAATCAGAAACAGGTGGATTGTGAATGACAACCCAGTCGCTTACCTCCAAGAACACATTATTAGAGGTGATAGATCTGATGGCATTCCTAACATCCTTACCTGCGATGATGCGATTGTTACTGGCAAACCACAAAAGAAGATGAGTAAAGAGAAGATTGCTTCTCTGGCGAGCATGGACCCAAATGAGTTTACAAATTTTATTCGTCTTCGTAATTGGAAACGTAATTCTGAATTGATTGACTTCAGTAAAATCCCCAACCCAGTTGTGGAAAGGATCATCTCCTTCTACACAAAGTACAAACCAGCACCCAATATTAAACTGGAGTACTTTATCAAAAACGATATACAAGACTTGATTGAGGAATTTAGTTAATGGCTAGACCTGCCACACCCAAACTGCCTGTTGGGCAAACACTTATTTCAGAGGTGCTTCAGCGCACCTCCAATGCAAAAACTAAAGCAGAGAAAGTGAAGGTGCTGAGGGAATACAAGTCCCCTGCACTCACCAAAATCCTTCTCTGTAACTTTGCAAAGAATGTTAGGTTCATGTTCCCATCAGGGAAGACACCTTACACTGCCATTGATAGACCCAAAGGTTTGGATCATCAGAGGTTGTTTTCTGAGCACAGACTTATTGATAAGTTTATTGCTAAGAAAGTGAATGGCGTGGTGTATTATGGTTGCTCTGGAACCACAAGACCCAATATCCAACAGATTAAAAAGGAACAACTTTGGGTGCAACTCCTTGAAGGATTGCACAAAGAGGAAGCAGAACTCCTTGACCTAGTTAAGGACAAAAAACTAACTGATAGATACAAAATCACAAGACAGAATGTGATTGATGCATTTCCAGAACTAAGACTTCAGGATCAAAATGAACCCAAGCCACCCTCAAACACAGCAACTAAAAAAGCTGATAAACAACCTGCAGAAGCAGCTTGATGAGTTGAAAGCAGTTGTGTATTCTGACACCACATCCTATAAACTTGACGTTGATTATGATGAGGTGTTAGAATATTACCAAACCAATGATGATGACGAACTAGGACTCTAATGGGACAGAAAAAAACCAGAAAACTACTGAAGTCTATCCTAACCAACGACAACAAAAGGGCGATGTATTCTGAAGCAGAGCTGATGTACATGGAAAAACACCTGGACATCATGCTCCTTCAAAAGCAAAGAGCAAAACTGAGGAAGAAAGGTTTTGCTTATGGATGATGAATTGTGGGGACGATCTCATCCACTTGACCTTTGGATATATGATAAACTTATTCTGAGTTCAAGGTTGGGTTATAAGTGTGGACCTGTTGGTGTTCCTGTCCCCACCCCAGGAGAGTATATTGTAAGACCCATTACAAATGTATTAGGAATGGGAATTGGTGCTGAAAAAATCTTCATTCAGGAACAAACTGACCACCTTAAACCTGGTCACTTCTGGTGTGAGTTCTTCACTGGGAGGCACCTCTCCATTGATTACATTGACATGCAAATGGTTCAATGTGTTGAAGGATTCCGAGCTCCCTATGACCCACTATGGAAGTGGAACAAATGGAAAAAGACTCAATCTTGTAATCCATTCCCCCTTATCTTGAGAGGGTTACAGAACAAACATCAAATCAATTGTGAGTTCATTGGTGGTAAACTGATTGAAGTTCATCAAAGATTAAACACTGACATGGATGGTTATGATGAGATTGTTCCTGTCTGGGAAGGTGAAGAGAAAGACCTTGAAAAACAAGGGTTTACATATTATAATGATAAAGACTATTATCGAATTGGATTCTGGAAAAAATGAGTAATGTGAAACTAATCTCCCACACCATGGGAGCTGGTGAGTTAGAGGGATTGGGACCACAGGAGGTTATCACTTACTCATGCAGAGTTTCTAATCCCCATAACCAATCAAACTACCACACAGCCAATGGGTTGCTCAGGTATTGTATTAAGCATCAGCACTGGTCAATCTTTGAAACGGCTTCTATGACCCTAGAGATTAACACCACGCGTGGAGTGGCTGCTCAGGTCCTAAGACATAGATCATTTACTTTTCAGGAATTCTCACAGCGCTATGCGGATACCAAGTTACTTGACAAAACCATCCCTCTCTTTGATCTTAGGAGACAGGATCAAAAGAACAGGCAGAACTCTACGGATGATTTACCTCCAGGTATTAAGGCAGAATACAAGACAAAAGTTGAGAAGCATTTTGCTGATTCAATGCATCTGTACAATAACCTACTTGACAATGGTGTCGCCAAAGAGTGCGCTCGTTTTGTACTACCTCTTGCTACTCCTACTCGCATTTACATGACAGGAACTTGTCGCTCCTGGATTCATTACATTGATCTGAGGTGTGCCAATGGCACACAGGAGGAACACAGGTTGCTTGCAGAGGATTGCAGAGTGGTATTCAGAGAGGTGTTTCCTGATGTAGCTGCAGCTCTGGAATGGTAAATAAATAACTTTGTGAAGTTTTTTTAACATGGCCACATATCCAGTAAGACATAAAGACACAGGTGAAACCAAAGAAGTTGTAATGAGTGTCCATGAATGGTCAGAGTGGAAAGACTCTAACCCTGATTGGGAACGTTACTACTCACCAGACACCCTCCCTGGAATGGGAATTGAGGAGGGCGATTGGAGAGGAAAACTCTACAAATCACACCCAGGTTGGAAAGACGTTATGAGTGGCGTCAGGAAGGCTGGCAAACGAAACCCAAGCATTACCCAGAAATATTAATGACAGTTAAGACAAGAGGCAAGACTAAAAAGCGTCAGCCCATCAACACAGACATCATGGTTCCCATTGAACCACTCACAGACAATCAAAAAATCATCTTTGACTCTTGG